CGTTAATACGTTTTGTTGCACCAACAATGTCTTGATCATCGCAATAACTGTTTAAGCCATTTGTGTCCCAGAACCAGCAAGCACTATCTAATGCACCTTTTTTAGTACGCACATAGTCTACTGCATCTTCTGGTGACATATCTACTGCTTCGCCGAATTTTGTATAGTTGTATCGTCCAGTAAGCTGAAGTATGCCGCCTCCGCGGAAACGCCACCCATCACCGCTTTCGCTGTCTCCGTTGTCCATACGGTTTGCATAAATGACGTTAGCAATCTTTTCAGGCTGTCTATGATATTCATTTGCGTCTCTTCCTGCTCGCTTGAAGTACTTAGGGAAAATTGAATTTAGAGCTTTTGCACTATAATTCAAATTTTCGCTTAATACTCTAAAGCCTCCTGATTCGTGTCCGCACTGTGCAACGAACATTGCTACACGTTCGATTGTGTCAACTTCCCACAGTGGAAGTATTTCACACATGGCTTCGTACCAATCTTCCCAGTCGTCACGATGGATAAGCTCTTCTGCCATCCAAGGTTCAAAGTTAAATTTAAAATGTTCTTTAGCCATTGTTTGCTTCCTTATTTTGGCACGCCTGGCAACGGCAATGCTCGCATACTTTGATATTTATAATTTTGTTATCGCCGTCAATCATGTCTTTGGTAAGTGAAGTCCCGCAGTGTGATTTGTGTCCGCAATTTTTGCAGTAGGTGCTCACGCTAACCTTTCTACAACCAAAGTTTTGTTATCATTGGTAATGTGTATATCATTGCCATACTTAGAAATATTATAATCACCAAGATATTTTGTAAGATAAAGAATTTCTGCAAATCCATTTACATCAAATGTTTCTGTAATTTTGTTATCTATTTCTTGTTTATTACCAAAATCTTTAAAATTAAAATACAAGGGATCTGCATATGCTTTTTTAATTGTAATCACATTTTCCAACATATCAATAGATTCGGCATAACTTTTATTAAAGAAATGCTTATAATTTTCTAGTGTTGTTTCTTGTTTTTTAATACCATAATCATTTGGGTGTACAGGTACACTGGCTTCGATGTTTTCCATAGTTGCTTCTTGGCTTTTAAAGTTTTTGTAATATCTAAATTTTAATTTATCTAAGCCTGCAATCTTTTTAACACCATCAAGTATTTCATAGATTTGTTCTGGTACATGTCTGTTACGTTCCATTTCTACAAATACTTTATACGTACCGTCGCTTTGTTCTCCTGGAGTAACGTCTGCATCTAATATAAAATTATAACCGCCTTCTAAAAATTTTACTAAATCATCAGCTGGTGCTTTCTCACGCATACTAAAACTTAAAGTTACGATATCCTTATCGTCACCCATCTTAGATTGAAAGCTATCTATTTCAAATATATCATAAATTGTATGTTTTAAATCTTCTTGACGTAGACCCATTATACTGCTCCTTCACCTGCTGGTGCTTCTGGTGCGGCCCCGCCTGCTGGAGGTGGTGGAGGAGGAGCAGCAGCACCTGCTGCGGCATCTGCTGGCTGTGCTTCTGCTGCACCTACAGTTTCTTGTGCTGGCTCTGTAACTAAGTCATTTTTCTCTCTATAACTGCCGTATATGTCCGCTATTAATTTTTTAGGCATCATTATTTCAACAATCCAAATTGGTTCTTTGTCTAGTTTGCCCTTTTTTGTGCCAGGACGTATATCGGATGGTTTGCGAATTTTACGTGGTTTTACCATAAAGGATTTTTGGTAAGACAGTTTACAATCATAATCTAGCAGTCTTTTACCGCCCATTGGATCTGGCATTTTAGATCTTGGCCAAAAGAATTTGCAGGTTACCCAATGTCTTTCTATGTTAGGACCTTCGGCTAACTCGCCATCTTCCCAGTTTTCGTACACATATATATCTAGCTCATCAAGCACTCTTTCAAAGTCTTTTAATACCTGAAAACCTGTGTTGCTTTCGTATATGCCTTCAACGTTTTTGATTATGTCATAAATGTCTTGCATGCTTTTATCCAAATTTACTATACTTATTTATCGCATATAATCATTAACAAAGTATTTTTTCGGCAAGTAAAAATGCTAAATATTTTTGTAGGACGAAATGCCTACACGGCACTAGTCCTATTACATACTATCCATATTAAGGAGGACTTAATGGGTGCAAAAAGAGCGTCTCGTAAACAGAGACAAACAAGCAACTACGCCAATGTAGTTGATTTTTCAAACTTTAAAAAACAAAATCAAGTAACAATCCTTCCTAGAAACAAACATCAAGAATCATACATGCTAAAACTGTTGGATCCGAAAAAAGACATAGTCTTCGGAGTTGGTCCAGCGGGAACTGGTAAGACACTGCTTGCAGTGCAGGTGGCTGTAAAGATGTTCAAAGAAGGACAAATAGACAAGATTATTGTAACTAGACCGGCGGTGTCGGTTGATGAGGATCTTGGATTTTTACCTGGTACATTAGAACAAAAAATGGCTCCATGGACGAGGCCTATTTTTGATGTATTGCGTGACTACTTTAATGCAAGAGAAATATCAAATATGATTGATGAAGGCATTATAGAAATAGCGCCACTAGCGTACATGCGTGGTAGAACATTTAAAAACAGTTTTATACTAGCAGATGAAATGCAAAATGCTACAGAAAACCAAATGAAAATGTTATTAACACGTTTAGGTGAAGGCTCTAAGATGGCAGTCACAGGAGATCTTGCTCAGGCTGATAGAATTAATGATAACGGATTAATTCGCTTTGTAGGTCGGTTACAAACACAGGATCACACCCGTTTGGACATAGTCCGTTTTGCACAAGGAGATATTGAAAGACATGAAGCTGTAAAGGAGGTGTTACAAATTTATGGTGATGAATAATCACTTCTTAAACACATAAACTCCTTCAAACTTTTCACGCCCGGCCAGTTTTTGATTACCAACTCCTGGTCGGGTGTTCAACATCATTTTAATAGTTGAAACGTGCTTGAAACCTATTCTTTCAGCAGTTTTGATCCAGTCTTCAACGACTTTGAATTCTTTGTTGCCGTAGGTTTTGTAGTCCGCGATATTAGTGGCGAAAATTCCTTCTCTATTGAGTCCTCTATATATGTGTTCAATGGTCGGAGCAACATAGCCATTAAACCAATCGTCCAGCGTTTTGTAGCGGACCATGCATTGTGTATCTTCATCTGAGTATTTCTCCAAGTTAAAGTAAGGTGGTGAACTAAATGCAAGATCAATATCTTGAGGTTGATATTCTTCACTTACACTTTGTACTATTGTGCCTTTTACTCCTACTGCTTCTTCTATACATTCATTAAAATAGTTTAAATATTTTACAGTCTCAGTATTAGGCTCAACTCCTATATAATTGTATTTCATATTACTTGATCCTATTCCAAGTAATCTTCCTCCATATCCACAACTATAATCATAAACATTACCCCAAAGCACAGGACATAGATGTTCAACTATTGCTCTTGCATTTTGTGGTTTAAAGTTTTGTATATTTTCACCTGTAACAAGTTCTAACGCTCTACGTACTGCTGTAGGATAAACTAAGTTATTGCCTTCACGCATTTCATAACATATGCGTATTGCACGTTTTAGTTTTCTATCATCATAAAATCTATCACGTAAACTATTTGATCCTCTACCTTTTGGTTCAGCAGTCATCATATTTGGAAATAAAAAACGGCTTAAAGGCTGTCCTTTGTTGTTACCAAGGTTTATTTTTCCATTGTTTACGGAATTGTAACTAGAGTCTTTAAAGTCACGAATGGCTCTTAAAATGCCTTTTTCTGTAAAATAGATTATAGGTACTAAATTTACACTACGATAGATATCAAAAACACTAGATATTGTGCCTTCAGGGTCTTTATTGAAGGCAGGTTTATCGAATTTGTCTAATTGGCTATAAACTGACTCATACCCAGTAAATTCTTCTCCGTGTATGTTTTTAGAGCCAATTCCCCAAAAATTATGTATTTCCTTTAGAACTGTCATCTAACTCTTTTGCCAATGGAAATATTTTTGCAATAACTTTTGCACAAGCATGTGCAATATCCATGTGTTCTTTTTGTGTTCCGTTTGCACCACGCAAATCGATGTAATGGATCCAACTACGTAAACTGCCATTCATATATAATGTAGTTTTTGTTAAACCTTCTGGTAGTAGTTTACGTGCCTGTTCTTTTGCTATACCCATTTTTATCGCACGATCATATTCCTTTTTAGCAAGATGTGCAATACGCATTTGAGCATGTAGCCAATCAGTTTGTAACTTTTTATCTTCTACTTCTATTGAGTTTTGGCGGTTTTTCTCATCTTGCAATCTTGCTTCACTATAAACAAACATATCACCTTGGTCCTCAGGCTTTGCATATCGTTGGCTAAATTCTTGAAATGCAAAACTGCGATGACGTACAATTTGATGTGCTATATCTCTGGTAGTAACAATTTCTAAGCAAGCATTGACCATTTCAAGTGGAGACCAATGAGCATGTTTGATTAGATACTTTACAAGTTTCTCACTTGTTTCTGAATTTATCTGATTGGAGGGATTGCTTACTCTCGCACAAAAAGCAACAAGATCTAATAGATTATCATTGCTGATTCCTTCATTTACAAATTCTAATGTAGGTTTGCTATAACTTACTAATCGAACGGCCATTCTTTCTTTCCTCCTTTAAGAATTCTAATTCTGTCTGTAATAAAACTTATTGCAGTGTGTATGTGTCCAGTATCATGAGGTTGAAGCAGAGTTTTATAGTATTCTACTTCTTCTTCAAGAACACTTATGCGTACAATATCATTTAGCAGTTTTTTATTTTTAGTCACCTTTACCTGGTTTTTCACTTAAATGCTCCTCTACTTTGTTTGCCACACCATTCCATTTGTCAGCGTCAGCGGGTACGTCTTCTGGTCTCTTTTTGGTAATGTTCGGCCATTGGTCTGCATACCTTTGATTAAACAACTCCCAGAAACCTTGTTTTTCATTATCTAATGCATGATCAGGAACAATAGCATCAACAGGACATTCTGGTTCGCATACACCGCAATCAATACATTCTAATGGATTAATAACTAACATGTTTTCACCTTCGTAAAAACAATCAACAGGACATACATCAACACAGTCCATATGTTTGCATTTAATACAATTATCTGTTACAAAGTAACTCACTATAACCTCGCTAATCTAATAAGCGTTGCCGCTAAGTTAATTTCAGGATCAACAACAAGTGTATGATCTACCAAACCTTGCTTTATAATTAACACTGCTTGATCTTGTTTTTCTTCATTACCAAACAGTTCAATATTGTCATACAGCCAACGATAGATTTCTTCCATCTCTTCAGGACGTACACTTCCGCAAAGTAGTTTTCTTGCTTTTGTGATTTCACCTGCTTTAAACAGTTCAACCATGTCCAACTTCCAGTCACTTTCTCCTGTGTCACCTTCGTTGGGTTTAAGCAAACTTTTGTCTTGTACGTTCATCTGTACCATATTGATACACTTACGCAAGTCTGGATAGGTTGCTTTTACATATGTGTCAAGTGTGTCAAGATCAGGTTGTACACCTTCCGTAATTAGAATCTCTGCAACTCTTGCTGTAAATTCTGTTTGGTCAATTTTTGCGATATGAAAGCCTTGACATCTTGAATGTAGTGCAGGAATAATTTTGTTTGGATAGTTACATGTAAGAATAAATCTTGCCGTTGTATGATATTCTTCCATAACACCACGCAGTGCCGCCTGTGCGTTTGGACTCAAGTAATCAGCCTCGTCTAGTAGCACAACCTTGAAGTCACCAAATGGAATCATCTGTACAAAGTTTACAATTTTATCTCTTACGTCATCTACTGAGTTTGTTCTACTTGCGTTTATTTCTAACACATCTAAATCGTTGATTTCAAGTTCGTTAAATAATAGTTTTGCCAGTGTTGTTTTACCAATACCAGCATTGCCTGAAAACAGCAAGTGCGGAATTGTTTTGTCTTTAATCCATGTTTGTACCTGCTTGCGTTGTGCCTCATCTCGAAACACATAACCGTCTACTGTTTTAGGACGATATTTTTCTACCCATAGTTCTTTCATTTAGTTACTCCAAAGTGTTTGTATGACTGTTGTACACATTTAGCCTGATAGTAACAATCCGCTAATGCATTGTGAAGTTCTTCTTGTATTGCTTTGCGTGGATCCTGAGGCATCATAGCAAACAGCGTTCTACTGTCACGTATCTGCCAATAGTTCCATGGAGCAGGCTTTTGTGCTGCCTTGTATAAATTCTGTAGTATAACAAAGTCAAATGTAGGACCTTGACACCAAATGTAATCTAATCCTACACACCATTTGTTAAGTTGACGCAACATTTCTTGTACTGTAACACGATCTGTGTGTTCGCCAAATGCTTCGTCTTGAATTGCTTGCGGTTGTTTGCTCCACCATGCTAATGTGTTATCGTCAATTGAGCGTCCATACTGTTCTGACTGTTCTTCAACATCGCCACGTAGGTACAAAGGTGTATGCGGTTCTGCGTCTGAAAACGGATCAAACTTAATAGCACCAAGAGTCATAACCACACTGTCTGGTTCGACGCCAAGTGTTTCTAAATCAATCATACCATGTGTTGCCATTATACAATCTTCATCAAAATTATTACTTGTAAAACCAAAACAGCAATCGGTACTATAGTTCTAATAAGTTCCATAGTATGATTGTATTCGTCTAATTTTCTCTCAAGTTTATTTCTTCTTGCCACGAGAACTCCTATAATTTAATATTATTGTATAGTAATTTAGGAGTATTGTCAAGCAGATTCTGTAATCAAATTATAGATATCTTGCCAATTTTGGACACGTTTTACAGCAGGATTTTGGTAATCTTGATTGTATGGATGATCCATTAAAATAGGTTTGTGTCCTGCACGTAATCCTGCTTCACAGTTGTCTGGTTTGTCTTCAATCCACCAATAGCTGTGTTCATACTCTTTGAGTATTTCGTCTTTGTCGGCACCTGTGTCTATACAGCGTACTCTACGCACACAACCCTTGCCAAAAAATCTTTCCAGATTCATTCGACGTAGTTCTCCTGCCCAATGATCTGTACTAAGGCTTGTAATACATTCTATGTGCCAATGTTGAGATGCAAGTTTGTGTAACACATCAACACTATCACGCAAAGGTTTTAAAAAACCAATCCACGCACATTCATTAAATGTTTTTACAAGTTTGTCACTTTCCCACTTGCCTATGTCGTATCTTTCATTTTGTTTGTAGATGTTAGGTACTTTGACAGTGTATCCTTCTTTAGTCATCCATGCATCAAATGCTGATTCCCAATCAAGAAGGACACCGTCTACATCCGCAAGGATCTTGCGGTCACGTTCATAATTCAATTTAAAGATCGCCTTCTTTTCTATTTTCGGAATAGTATACGTCAAACTCACCGCCAGGATAACGGGCTTTAAGTTTGTTTACATTTTCTGCTACGACTTCATTAGGATCGAGACCCAATGCGCGGCAACTATTAATCCAATACCACATAATATCGCCAAGTTCTCGTTTACAATGAAAGACAGTTTCATCATCCATTGGTTTACCTTGGAAGATACATTTTTTAACAATTTCACTAAACTCTCCTCCTTCTGAAGCAATACCAATTGCTCCTGTTAGCAGTAGAGCAGGATTAACTTTTTCACTAATCTCTACCATTCTATGATGCATGTGTGCAACATTGTTACTTTGTTCCGATGTAACTTTTTCTACAAAGTCTTTATACTTATTTAGATCTACTTGTGTCAATTTAACCTCTTATGCCTCTTCACCAATGTAAACATCTGCTGGCTTTTCATGTGAATAAGCCAACACACTTTCTGCTTCTACCATCCTAATAGTAAGTTCTTCTTTACCATTATCGATATCTACGCCTCTTGTCCAACGACCATGTTCAATTAAAATCCAATCACCAACATTATAATCGTCTTTGTTGTCTGGACCTTTTGCATAGACTTTACCCCAGCGAGGATAAATTCCTCGTGAAGTTCCATCGTCGTCAGTAAGGATCAATCCACTTGCAGTTTTTTGTTCACCGAAGTGCATATCCTTTACAAGCACCCTATTCTTAATTGGCTTTAAGTCTGCCTTTATTCTATTTAAGTTGATAGCCATTTATTCACCCTTTTGCACAAAATTACCATCATCATCTTCTACCCAATCACCTTCTTCTTCAACAGACAAAGGGTCTTGTGCAGGAGAAGTTTCTTCAACTTTAACTTTTCTGCTTACTGCTTGCTCTTCAGGCATACCAGGATTTGATGCATAGTAGTCTTTTAGAACCTGTTCTCTAGTGCGAACAATTTTTCCACCTGGTCCTAGTTCATCGCCTCTTGCATTTACTTTGGCATTACCTACAGCAGGAGTAAGTTCATTTTTTTGGCGCAACAAATCCATATCAATTTGTTTGCCTTGCATTGTTTTATAGACTTTACGTCCTGTTTGTTTCATTGGCATAATTATACCTCCTAAGTGTTATATGCTTACTTATCTCAAGAACTCACGCCAATCCAGGTCATATTGGATCGAGTTTATTCTGTGTACGCCTATCAAGTACAGTACATAACTTGCTACACTTGATCCACGTCCTACACCCCATACAATATCATTCTCACGCATAAAGTCTACAAGATATTTCATATATTGTAAGAGTGGGTACATTCCTCGTACCCTAAATTGTGCTAGTTCTTCTTTTACTCTGTCACTTTCTTCGTTGGTTTTGCATTGTTGTGTTAACCAAAAACCAATATCAAGTTTTTTGTATTCATCAGGCATAAACCATTCACTTTGACATACACCGTCAAAAGTCTTTTGATCTACATCTAATGGGATATATTTTTGCAATGGACTCATACCTTGTTCTTCCATTGCTGTATTGAACTTGTCTACATCATCACTTGCATCGCATAGAACTACGTGAACTTTGTCTGCATGACCTGAATAGATCATATCTATAAGATCGCGATTAGTAAATCGTGGTATTCCAAGATCGTCTGTTTTCATAAGCATACATGTATTTTAACTGATATTAATCAGATTGTCAAGATCATTATTGTCAGAATCACTGTTTAATTGTGTGTTTTGGATTCTTATTCTTTGCTCTTCTCTAAGCTCATCAAGAATCATAACCATTTGGCTTTGGATAGTTGGATTTTTAGTTTTCCAATACTTATGGGATAGATCTGCTATCTTTTCATTAAGTTCACTATCAGTTAGGTCTTTGTAATTATCAATTAGAGGATGCATTAACTAAAATTGCCTACATAATGGGCGTAAACTAATGTTCCTTGGTCTTCAGTCCAAAACTCTAAAATGTGTGGGTCAGTTGAACTAGTTGCTGTAATACTCACAGTTGTAGCGTTCGTTGAAGTCCAAGCAGAATTACCATCGTTTTTCATACCAGTTGCACCTATTGTTACAACTCTTGGATCTCCATCACCCGTAATTGCTAAACGCATTTTTCCTAATTTGCCACTAGCAGGCCAGTCAGTAAGCGATAATGTAATATCCGCTCCTGCTTGCACAGTTTGATAATGACCGTTGGTCCAGTTTACGTTTTGGTTAGCAGAAACGTTACCAATGTTATATACTTCTTCTACATTTGCTCTAAAATTTGCATCTTGTATATAAAACCCGCTCCAATCGCCTCCAACAACACTTCCGTTTTCTTCAATCGCTGTTGCGGCTACTCCTGCTGTTTTATCTTGCAATGCTGTTATTTCAGTTGCTGCGGTAGCAAAACTATTTTTTATAGTAGAAAAATTATCTCTAAATCCCTGACTATCATTGTCTTGTCCAGCTACTGGATATAAAGCGTCTATATCTGTAGAATTTATATTACTTGCCATTTTTTATGTCTCCATATTATTTATCGTTGTTAAACATTGATTTTAAAATTCGCGAACGCTATATACTGTTCAGCTGAATTACCCGTTGTACTATCTATTACCACTCGATCAATATCAAAATCAAATTGATTAAATTTAATTCCTCTATTTTTTAGAGCTGTTGCTATAACAGAACTTGTTCCTGGCTTACAGTAGCATAATGGAACTGCTTTTGTGTAACCAAGTATACTTATGCTTCCAGGCTGCGATGTACGCATCCAAAGCGGAAGGAAGTTTACTTCTGTTTCTCCTATTTGTTTTAATGCTTTTCTCGCATTGTTTATACTGCTGATATATCTAGTTTGATCATTAGACCCGTCAATAGTTAAAGCATCGCTGTCTACTTTTAGAGTATTTTCAGGAACTGGTCTAAATCTAAACGGTTCAAAGTTACCAACTGTAATATTTGATTCAAGATCTACACCATCTCTTATGCCAATACTTATTAAACCGGCTGTTTCTACAGTTACATCTACTGTTCTTGTGCCTACTTTTAATGTAGGAACGAGGCGAAACTTTACGTCTCCAAATCTTCGTGTACCTATTACAAAATTACTAGGTTCTAAAAATTCAGGGCTTCCTTCTGGTTGCTCATATTTTACACTATTAACTAAATTTTCTTGTTTATTTTTAATTTTAAACTTAGTTCTTACATCACCGTTTTCAGAATCAGCTGGATCAATAACCTCTACATAAACCACTTCATAAATTATATCTTGTGTGCCCGGAGTTTTTGCTATTGCTGTTTTTATTTCACCTAATTTGTATTGTTTTCTTTTTATATTTTTTGCGAAACTGCTTACATAATAATCAGCAGTCTTAGTTTCTATACCAGAATACAAAAGCATTTGCATATTTTTTTGTAGACCAAAGTTTTTATCATTTGGACGATAGATGTAATCGCTATCAAATAAACTAGTATCACTTATAATATCTTCAAATGCAGTTCTTTGATCTTGTTTTAACATAGGACGCATAAACAAGTTACTATATAATTTATCATCTGGGTCTGTTACTGTTAGATTAAATGTTCTTGTAATTGCACTATAACCAAACTGGTCTCTAACTTTAACAGTAAAACTAAATTCTCTATCTATGCTTGTAGTGTTATTATCTAATTTAAAATTTTGACTATCAAAAACTGTTAGTCCAGGATTTTCACTTGTGCCAAAACTATTAATTTTTCCTATTATTTCACCATCATAGGATAAAGTTAATCCTGGCGGCAGACTACCACTTTCTAGTGTGTATAGTAATCTTGCATTTGGAACAGTCGTTGTTGCACTAACAAAAAGAGTGCTTATGTAATTTGAATTAATTGTTCCTAAATTACTATCAGTATTCCAGTTGATTGTACTGTCAATTTCTCCAAGTAGTTTGACTGTAAAGGTTTTTGATTTACGAGATTCTTCAGGATTGCTAGTTTCAATTGTTCCGAGGTTAATACTAGTTCCTTGATCTATTTTTTCAATTAATGCTTTATCTAAAGTAATTGTATCGTAATCAAGGTTAGATTCTGCATCAATTGCTGTTACAGAATAAGTGTTCTGATTAATAGTAAATTGTTGTCCAACTGCATATTTAGAATACGTATTGAGTTTATTAATCCTTAAAGTTGTGTCTCCAACACTTGCTTCATAAAATGCAAAAGTTACAAGAGCTACTGTATCTGTATCTACAGCATATCTAATAGCTTCAACTGTAAATTTATATTCTCTTGTAACCGCCGGTTGGTAGGGAATGTTTCCTGCTAGTTCTCCAGTTGATTGATCTAGTGCCAATCCTGGAGGCAAAATACTTTCGGAATTATCATCATTTTTTGATTTTAATTCGTAATAAATTATACCGTCAATAGTGTTTGGATCAAGAACATCTAAGTATAGTGTTGTGTAATTATTAGCTCTTCTGTATCCTAAGTCTGCTGGTGTTAACCATATTGGCACTCTTACATTAGTATTATCTGCTGTGAAGATTCCGTTAGCAACTTGCATTAAAGTATTATCAGCTTTAAGGAAATCATCACCAACTAGATATATTTTAAATGTTCTACGAGTAGTATTATCTCCATCAGATACTGTTACTGTAAATTCATAATACCTATTTAATTTTCGTGGTGACTTTGTTGGAACAGATAAATCATAAATTCCTGTATCATAATAAAAACTATCAAAACCATTAGATGATCTAGCCGCAAAGTCGTAAGGGAAATTACTGTAATTCGATTCATCGTAAAATCCTGATTTGGCTGCTTTTTCTAACGCAAGGATAGGTTCAACTATACCTACCAATCTTCCATCAGATGTTAGTTGTATTCCGGGAGGTAATACTCCGTCTCCTTCAGCAATATAATATTCTAATACTTCTCCTGCTAAAACATCTGGATCATCTGCTTGTAGTTGGAAATCTAATGGAGCACTGTCAATAATAAAATACGTATTGTTAGGCCCAACAGGAAGATCACCTTCTTCTGTAATCCAAACTGGTTCGTCTGGACCTTCTACTAAAATTTTAAATGTTCTATCTGATATAGCCCCGTTTAGTGTAGCTCTTAAAACAAATGTGCTAAGAGTATTAATAGCAACCTCTAAAGGAGTTCCAACAATCTCGCCATTTATAAGTCGCATGCCCTTGGGAAGATTACCACTTATTAAAGCAACTGTAAGTCCACTAGAATCTAACGGTAAATATTCGCCGCTAATAGGCAACGAAACGGTTGTTGTATTAGTTTCTTGTAGAGTTGCTAATAACTTTCCTGATTGTTCAGTCCAGATTTGTGCCATTAATATACTCCTTTAGTATATTTATCGCATTATACAAAAGCACCAAAGTCGGATGTAATATCTTCTGGAGTTAAAAAACTACCATAATCTACGTCAGTTGTTAAATTTAACCACTCGACTAGATTGGTTGCACTTCTTTGCACTTCGCCAAAATCAAACCCATCTAGTAATCCGTTAAGATCTCTAACATCTATTCCGTATACTAGTCCTGTTAACGGACCAACAAAACCATCAGATGTAATTGTAGCTGCGTTAGAAATATTGTTTTGATTAGCATCTAAATTACCACCTAAAGTTGGATTTAAGTCTAATTGAACTAAATTAGTAGGATCAATATCTACAAAGAGTTGTGTTCCTGATACCCTAGTATCAATATTAGTGCCGCCATATAAATTGTAAGATGCATTAGATTTATTAAGGACAATACTTCCGCTATCACTTACTACTATCAATTGATTTATTGCATCTGATGTAAGCGTTACTTCTGTAGCAGAATTACTAATAGATATTCCTGATGTAACTATGCTTTTAAATTGTAATTCATTACCTATCTTTTCTGAAAATATTCCTGTACCGCCACCTATATTAGCTGCATCACTTCCGTCAGCAATAGTTACTCTGTTATCAAGTTCTGAAAAGTTATTGTTTACTTTTGCAAATGCTTCACGAAGATCATCACCTGTCCCGTCATTTGCAATGCTACCAATGTTTATGCTTTGTATTGCCATTTATGTCTCCGTTATAAATTTGCTATTACCCAGGCTTTAAATGCAGCATAATCACCTGCACCATCTTGTAGTGCTGTTTTTAAATCTGCTATTTTTACATAACCAGGTATCTCACCATTTACACCATCTACTAATAGTGTTGAATCATCTGCAAACACACTGCCAATTACATCGCCTGTAACATTACCTGTAACGCCTTCAGCAGCTACAATATTTCTGTTTGCATTGATTACTTGTCCGGCGCCTGCAGAAAGATCTAAATTTGCTGATGCAACAATTTGTATAGGACCCGGACCAGTAGAGCCACCATTTGAAATAGTTAAGTAACTGTCACTTGCTGCCATCCAGTTTATACTAGATATTGTTCCTGTAATAGTTCC